TTAGTGCTTCCCTTCTATTAAGTCTAACCTAGCTTTTATTCTTTCTATTTCTCTGCGCTGCCATGCCGCCTCGATATAGAATAAGAGATCAGGTCTGACCCCCCATCTAGATCCTGCTGGCGTTATTTCAACGCGCTCAATGATGTCTTCCATTACCATCACTGGATTATCATCCTCATCAACAATGATGCTCCCGTCATTATCAGTCAGCGGCATTTCCCTTTGGCCAGTAATGACGTCATCATATACTGCGGGATAATCGTCATAGCAAAGAAAGGCATAGCGGCATGTTGTGCTTTCTTCTTCCATGAGTCCGTGAGAAATAAGAACATCACGAAGTTGCTGCGCGATTACACCATGATGTATCCTCGCCCCTTCTTCCCCCTTTATAGCGACAGCGTTCAGCCATTTATAAGCGATATACCTGACGTCACCCCAGGCATCCAGCAATGCTTCGTCAGGAGAGACCGGCTCTGTCTTTAATGTTCCGTCACTGGTAACCACAGGATTGGAGCCAAGATAAACTGTCGAGAACCTGTTTCCCGGACCACCAAGAGCATTTACATTATCAAGATAAGGTTTAACATCTCCGTTCTCAAAAAGATGTTCGAGTGCGTTATATACCGCGCGACGTGGAGTACTGCTTCCGGAACCATGCAACGTTATCATTGCACCATCTGCTGAAGACGTTGTTTCACCGCCGCTAACGATTAATCTCTGAGCGGTAACATCATCAGACGGTACTTTCTTCGCAATAATGGCGTAATTACCCTCAAGTTTGACTTCCGCGCGAACTTGTCCTGATGTACCTGCATGGACAGTCAGTGACTGGACGGCAACATCATCTGTGAAATCAACGGGTACAGGAACCGTCCTCACGCCTGACGTCGACATAAAAGTAGGAAGCGTTCTGTTAGGAGTGGCTCCGTAGACAAAATCCCTTGAAACAAATTCTTCCTGTTTAATTTTCACCCTGAAACAATACAAATCAGCCGGGTGACCATCGTGAACATAAGGATATTTTCTGTTGTTATCCCCTATGCTCCATGGGTTTAGAAAGTCTTCCCCACCGAAAATGTAGTACAGCCAGTTGTCTTTGATACAAACTGAACCAACACCAACCGCAGAGTTAACTATTCCGCCCTGATAAATCTGATCAGTAACATTAACCCACTCTACATTATCCAGACTCCACTCATTGACGTTAACTCTGGTCATAAATGTTCTTGGATAATTTCCTGCATAACGGTTATCAGGTTCTCCTCCTTCCCACTCACCAAATGCGCGCTCACTGCCAAAAATAATCAGCTCATCGCCAACTTTGGCAAAAGGAAAGTTTGAGTGATGAACATTATTTGGGAAGCGAAGAGAATTCCATGATGTACCTAAATCAGAGCTTCTGTGCAATGAACTACCGGGTTGAGTACTTAATGTCCCCCTGGTCGTCAGATACAGAATGCCATCATAATATTTTACACATGGCTCAGATGCATTCGCCTCATATTCTGCAGGTATGCGTCTGCGAACAAAGCTACCAGGAGAACCGAAAGCATCAGAGAAATAGAGTATCCCAAGCTCGCGTGGACCAATATCACCATTATGGTAGCCAACAGCAAAACTGTTATCGCTAATCGTCGCAAAACTGTGAATCTCAGTAACAGGAGTGCTTCCGTCAACAAAAGAAGGAATAGTTCCAAGACTGGTTTTTCTCCATGGTGAAGAGTGAAATGATGTACCAAAACTCCAGTATCTACCCTCGTTATTCTGATCCACATCCTGGGTATTTTGCGTCGTAACTGTAAAAGTATTTTTATCAATAACAGTAGTCACCGTCATATTCCCGGTAACACCTGTAACACCAGAGTTTGAGAAGTTGACAAAATCACCAGCAAATAATCCGTGATCAGTAATGCGAATATAAGCGACTTGCTGATTTGCTGCTTTCGTTATACCACCATAAACGCGAAGGCTGCGACTCATTGGGCGATCCCACAACTCTGCAACCTGCAGTTTATTTCCGCTCACGGTCCGCGTCTCAATTACAGCAAAAAGGCGATTTCTGACAACCCCCATACACATGCAGTGATAGTTAACTGTGGGATAGTTTTCATGTAAATCTGTAAGCCATTCCGGCGTTGTCCAGGTCTTCCCGTCATCTCCTGAGCGAACCCATGCAACATGGAGGTTATTTACACCATGGCGGTCTCCAGCCATAAAAGGCGCATAGATGACATTGTCATATACAAACGTTTTATCCTGCGTCCAGGCGTTGTACCACGGTGTATCTGTAATTTTAAATAACTCTCCCTGGATAAAATCTTCAGAAGCATAAAAAAGAGGCTGACCCGGTATTCTCTCAAATAAAAAACGAGCATTTTTAAATCGACTGACATCTGGAAGAGTTGATACTTTAAAAGTAAGCCCTCGCCCATCTATCTTTTCACCACCTGTTGCAACAGAAAGTAATTCTGATAGAGCTGATGTATCATCATGAACACCATCACCAATAGCCCCCCAACCTCTTACATCATAACTGTCTCTCCATCTTGCTATCTGAAGTTTTGGGTATTTATTCGCTCCATCTGGGTCTTCTAATTGCTGCCGTAACTGATCAGGATCATACTTCAGCACATTAGGAAAATAGAACTGCTGTGTACCATACGCATCATAAACAGCCATAGAATGGCCTTGCACGGTTACGAATTTGGCAATCTGTCCGTTATATACCGGATATCCAGCAGCGTTAATCATTATTGGTTGCGAAACAGGAATGTGAGAACCGTCTTCGTTCTCTACATAAACCTGAATCTGGTTTTCAGGATTTACCGGGTCAGTGTCAATTTTACCGATATAAATTTTGCCATTGGCTACGGCTTTAAAAGAACGCGCCATAGTGAAGAGTTGCGAAGGCATACTCACTACAACATTGGCTGTAATGTCTGTCATTTAATTTGCTCCAGATACAAGGAATCGCCGCAGCATTGCCACAGTGATGCATTATTAATCAAACAAAGAGACCGCTGTGGTCTTATTGAGGATGCAACCAGCAGATAATAAGATGCCGATCCACTCACAAAAGCGAGGCATCAAGAATGGGAAGAGATGACCCGCAATTTAATCTGCGGCTACCTTACGAATTAAAGGAAAAACTAAAACAGCGAGCCAAATCCAATGGCCGCTCTCTTAATTCAGAATTAGTTCAGATAGTGACTGATGCTGTATCAAAGCCATCCAAAATTTCAGGCTATCGAGACGATGCGGAACGCATCGCTGATGAGCAGTCAGAGCTTGTTAAGAAGATGGTGTTTGATACGCTGAAGGATTTGTACAAAAAACCCACCTGAAGGTGGGTTAATTTTTGCATTTACCTGGGCCATATTGACTACTTATAAAATGAGATCAATATTTAATCGCCCAATAACGGGTGTATGTTGAGGTATATCATGGCGAAAAAACCAGGTGAAAACACAGGAAAAAACGGCGGAATATACCAAGAAGTTGGCCCACGCGGCGGTAAGAAAGACAATTTTGCAACCGTCAAGGACAACGAAAGGCTTCCACCAACAACAAAGCCAGGTCATGGCTGGGTATTGGATAAGCGAACTCCAGACAGCAAAAAGTAATAATCAAGCCGGGTCACTCCGGCTTTTTGATATGTCGCTCGCAGAACTCAACAAGCCTGCTCATTAAGTAGCAGTAAGTCTCGTTGGCTCTTCCTGGTTCAACATCAACACCTACCCTTGAGCAGATATCGAATGCCATGTGAGCGCACTCATGGGCAATAGTAGATAGTTTGCCATTGAACACGCCTATCACATGCAAAACACCATTCTCGCTACTCATTGTATGAGACGCTCCGTTGGCGTCCGAGTCATGCACGTCAACGCCAAGTTTTTGATGCAGGCGTTGCCATTCTGGAAAGTCTCTACAAAACACAATTGTACCGCTCTCAAAGAGCGGAACGAGCATCTTTGGTACTTTTCCAATGTTAACTTTTTTCATGGTATCCTGCGTAAAACTAAGGAGGTTGGTGTGTTTGGTATATTAAAGAAAAGCAAGATAAAAAAATTAAGGGCAGAACTCGCCGAAACACAAAAACTGGCTTCACATTTTTACAAAATGAAATACGACGCTGAAGAGCGTGCATTCGTTGAGTTATGCGATTTATCTATTCGTATGGGAGTAGAGCCAGATGTAGCGGCAAAAACTCAACAAGGCATTGATATACTTGCAGATGTTGTTTTAAACAGGCAATATGCGTTTTATCTAAACGAGAAGGCCATTCAGATTTACTCGCAAATCTTCCTCCTAGAAAAAAGAAGAGGAACTCACGATCGAGAAGAGTGGTTAAATGAAGTTGTTAAAAAATCTGGCTGGGAAGTTGTTTCATCAGAACTACCTCTTATTTGTGCTGATTTAATCGAAGAGGCAAAAGAGCGCCTATCCGATGGCTAGACGAATCCATCCGTGGATTACTAATTACTCCTGTGCCATTCCGCTTAGCGATGCCACAATTCCAGCTCTTGCTAAACGCTGGAACTCTTCGTTTCCTAGTGCCTCGCGTATTGCCTTTACGGCGGCCTTATTTGCCATAAATCTGCGTTCCGCCGCCGCTAATGCACCATCACTTGCCCCAACCTTAACTGCCTTTGTTGCCTCTTGAACAGCCTTTTCAATAGCGTAACGACCACTGCGGGATGCAGCTAACTTTTCTATCGTCCCTTTAGCTATAGATCCAGAAACAGCCCCTACAACACCGCCAACAATCCCTCCACCAGTAGTACCAACAATAGCCCCTGATGTTGAATTGCCTATTGCATTGAGAACTGTCATGACAGCTTTTGGCAGTCCTTGCTCAAGAGAGTTAATTGCCGGTATAGAGCGCCCCGTATGCTCTACATATCGCAGTGGTCTGGTTGCTGCTCTGGCAAGGTCGCTGTATGCCCTAGCAATCTTACCCATTTCTGGCGAGTGCCTACTAATGGCAGTAATGTTCTGCGGCGTAAGGATCGACGCTATATGGAATACGCCAGCAGACTCTGATTTACCGCCACGCACCCCTTGCGATACCGCATCTTGTAATATTGATGCAATTGCAGGAGATCGCTCAGACTCTGGCAGCGCGCCAATAATCTGATGAAACTTTCCTGTCCCACTTTTTGATGAATTTTGCAAGGCTTTAATACCATCAGTGACTAACTGATCAGTTGCAAGGTTTCTAAACGCTGCTTCAGCCTGTTCTTGTGCTGTAAATCTTGCTTTTGACAGATCATTAGCTTTTTGCCAGTCATCAAGAAAACCGCCATTTTGAGCCATTATGCGCATATCTTCCGTTGCTGCATCACGAAGCTCCGCCATGCGCCTTGCCGTATTTGCCTCACCAGACCTTATATACTTCTGCTCAGCGTCAGCAAGTTTACTTCGCCATGCCTTCATGGCATCAAACGTGATTCCTTTTTTACCAGTTTTAGCATAAGCAGATGCAAATTGTTTCATCTCAGGAGTTAGCGGCATGCCAGCCAAAATATCACCCTGAATTGTAGCGTTCAGGTTTGACATTCTGGCCTTTGCGTCAGGCATCGTGGAGCGGACGCTATCCCATGCTGCCTTTTCTGAGTTCTTCATTTTATCAATACTTGCTAAAACCCTTTGTTTTATGGCTGCACTTTTTTCTGATGCAGATCCAGCCTCAGCACCAAGTTCATCAAGTGCTGAGTGGAATTTCGACTGTATTTCACTAAAAGCCCTAGTATGTGCATCCTGAACAATTCCTGGTTCGGATGCCAATATCCCTTCGGCTTGTGCAATTCCACGACTTCCAGATCGCATTCCTGGTGTTAATGCGTTTATATCAATTCCAGCAGACTCAGCTGCTTTTGCTACATCTTCGGACACATTAGCGGCCTGACTGGCAATTGACTGACGCCCAGCACCTGACTTTGCCATCCTGGAAACATCATTAGCAGAATTCAGTGCTGCACCACCAAGAGCCTGTGAAACCTTTGGCGCAATAACGCGCCCGACACCTGAAAGAACGCCTTGAGCACCAATATTGATACCACCGTTAATGGCAGCATTTTGTGCAAAATCACCCTCCTGATTTGCAGCATCAGCAAGAGAACCGGCAATCATGTTTCCTGCGGAACCGATGTCTCCTGCGAGCTTTGCTGGCGCTCCAGCAGCTTTTGCCGCTGTGCCAATTGGCAGGAGATACCCACCAATTGTTTCACCGGCTTGTGCGTAAGAGTCTGTCGGTCGATCGACTGGACGATAGACATCATCCAAAACCTTGGGGCCACCAAGCCCCTGGCTGATTGCATTAATCAGACTTGCGCCACCCTGCAATACGTCAAATGGTATGTTTACCAGACCACGACCAGCCTGTTCTGCAATTTGCCCTGCACTTTGACCACCAGTGAGCCAATCGCCAGCTTGTTGCATCAATGATGGTTCTTCTTTCTGCTGCTGAGGCGGATGGTATGCTGCATAAAACTGATCTCTTGCTTCAGCCCATTTGTCACCAGCCTTAGGGGCAACAACCTCATCAAAATATTGCGCTTGAGCCTGTGCTTTCTGTTCTTCAGTTAACGCCTGATACTGTGGAGAGGCGATAACATCTTTCCATGCTTTAGCCATTAATCACCCCATAAAGACGAGAAACCGGACTTATTGCTGTCGCTTCCTGATTTTCGCTCACTAACATATGTGTCATAACCTGATGAACTATATCCCATTGATTCAGCCTCCCTTGCTGCAACCTTTTGAAATACAGAATATTGCGATCGGATTTCAGATAACTGTTTTCTGACGACCTCTTCAGGCTGTGTTATATCGAGTTTCGCGATAAGGTTTTCCAGTTTTTGTCCTTCAGCATTGGAGAGGCTACCCATACCTCGCATAGTCTGCACGTTCTGGACAAACGCACCCGACTTTAATTCTTCTATCGCATTACGGTTTGCAAGCCCTTCAGCACTTGTGAAGCCATCTATATTTCTTCCTTCGAAGCGACCGATACCTTCAAGCTCCTTCTTACCAAGCAAAGAATCTATTTTCTCTATCCCTCGCTCACCAGTAATCAACGCATTGTTGTAATTATTGTTGCCATCAAGCCATCTCTTAGCCTGAGACATTCTGGCTGACGTTGCAGCTTTACCGGTTAGCGGATCAATTCCCGTCGCTGCTATCTGTGAGTTAAGAGACAAAACATCCATATCCTGAAGTTGTCCTGCTCTTTCAAGGGCCGCCTGTGACTGCTTAAACACATACTTGTCGTGATTCAGTCTTGCCATTTGAGCCTTATAGGAAAGATCCTGCCCCCTAATAGCCCTCGCATTCGTCATGTCATTATTGCGAATGGTTTCGTTAATTCTTTGCTGCTCCTGCTGGCGACCAACCATCTTGTCCTGAACAGCAAACGCCTTTTCTGGTCCAAGCGCACCGAGAGACATAGTAGTCAGCATGTGTGATAGCTGCTCTGGATTCTGGATACCTGTCTGAATCATCCAGTCAGCATTAGCACCAACGCGATTTAACCTGTCCTTGTTGTCAGTAATGAATTTACTGTAGGCTTCCGGTCCCTGAGAAAGAGCGACGTTAGCCCTCATGGCTAAATCGCCCATATCGTTGCGTTGCTGATCATTAAGACCTGAAAACGCCTGTTGTGCCTGTGCAACAAACGCTGGATTTTCCTGGGCAAACTTAAATAGTCCCGATGGATCACCAGAAGCCCATGCATCAGCATGAACCTTATTGAACGCACTAATCGCTTTCTGTTGCTGTTCCTGCTTATAAATATCAGCAACTCCAGCCAGACCACGTAACGCGGTCAGACCAACGTTATTTGCACCTGAGCGAGCCAGTTCATTGTTTTCGCGGATCAGACCAAGCGTTGCGTTAATGTCGCTTGCCTTTGGCGCATTCTCATTTTGCGCACCGATGCCAGCAAGAAACCCACCAGAATTAATACCCTGTTGCCACGTAGCCATTGATTACCCCTTAAAACAACGAGCCAAGCAGACCAAGACCAGCACCGATACCAGCACCCCACGGAGTTGATAGCTCGAGAGCACTGGCTATGCCACCACCCAAAAGTGCACCGGATGCAGCACCACTAACCCCCTGCTGCAATGCTGACGGTCGGTTGGCGTTTGCCGCAGCCAGCGCCGCGCTTTGCTGTGAAATCTGACTCATGTTGTTGGCATATGTCTGCCCGGCGTTTGCCTGTCCCTGAAGAGCGCCAAGACCGATATTTGCCAGGTTGTTGTAATTGTTCATTTGTCCAGATAGCCATTGCTGACCAAGCGTTGGTGCGATTGTTGCTAACTGATTACTGGTTGCGGTGGAACCCAATCCACCTGTTGCTTCCGCTGCCGCCAGACTCTGATAGCGAGCCTGACCAGCAAGATCTTTGTACTGCTGAGAGTTGTAATACTGGTTAAGTGCCTGACCTTGCCCCTCCAGAGACGATAAGTTCTCGAGGCTGCCGACATACTTCTCAGCCAGAGGAGTAAACGGTTTCAGGTTGTTCATGATGGTGTTGAACTGCTGATTTTGCAGGTCTGCGGCATACTTCTGAGCTTCTGCTGCATACTTTGCGCTTTTATCAGAACTGCCACCTTTCCCGCCTTTTTCAGGGCAATAAGGTTCCTCGCCGCGCAGTTTTCTGCCCAGCTTAAATGCATATAACATGGCTATCTCCCGTGCTTCAGGAAGTCGATTAGTTCTTCGCGTGTGGCGCTGTAAAACGTCACGTCATCCACGCCTTTGAAGTATTTCTTGATGGTTCCTACACGCTTAAGGCCAATCATTGCGCAGTACATCTGCCCGTGGCGGAATTTGCGTGCAGCGAACGATGTGACGCACTGAACGGTGGTGTTAGTCAGAATGTATCGCCAGAACGCCAGCCCGATTTCCTTGCTGAAGCCGCGAATCTCTGGCAGGTACATGGCGTGGCAATCAAAGGTCAGCGGCTGAATCTCCTGATAGTAAACAATTCCGCCGAACTGCCCGTGCACGTTCACCTCAAAGTAACGGCATTCAGGTTTGTAGTCGTATCCATCACCGTTGTTGCTCCCGGCGATAATGTCAGGGTGATTTCCTACGGCTTCTATCAGGTCGATGTTTCGCGTTGGTTTGAATGTAATCATCAGTCAATCAGCCCATGTAATCTAAGTGCCGTTTCAAGCGCCAGAATACGCTGCCGCGCCTGCTGCAAACCTGTAGCGAGGGCTGCGACTTCGGATTGTGTGTACGTAGTGCCGACTGTGTATGACTGGTTAGCGTTGAATGAGCCAAGAAGAGGTGTACCTGTGGCTGCAGTCCATCCGGTATTTCTTGCTCCAACAACCTGAATTCCATCAACTGAATATGATGTTTTTACATCCAGCGGTGACTCAAGAGACTGCAATTCGGTTACGGTTTTCGATACGTAATCACTCTTAATGCCAGAGACATCGTTTTCTACCTCATCCAGTCTTTGGTCAACAGTGACCAGATGCGCCTGAATATCGATAACCTCATCCAGCAAGTAATCAACATCGCTACGCAGTACGACTATCTTCCCTTCGGCAGTTGTTAACCTGACCTCAAGTAGATTTATCGCTTTTGTGTTTGCGGTGATTCTTGCGTCGTGATCAGCCAGTTCGACATCCTGTTCATCGTTTTTTACCTGGGCATCGTAAGCGCCCTGACCAGCCTGATTTGCCTTCCCGGCAATTGCGCCGACATCAGCCCCCTGATTAATGACATACAGCAGGTAAGACTGGCTGAATATATTGCGTGGAAGGATTGATGTATCGAGTCGTGTAGCCTGGATGATTACCGGCACATTGAGATTCGAATCAGCCATTAACATGCCTCCACGATTTACCAGACTGGATATTGTGAATCACCGTCTGACTGACACAGTATTTTTTAGCAAGCTCTCTTTGATTAACTCCCTTTGATTTCTTTATTTCTATTACTTGCTCATATGATAGCTTTGAAATTGGATTATTTTCTCCTTTTAAAGCCGGAAACTTCACCCTGCCTTGAGATGAGCAATGCTTCATATTCTCCTTTTGAGTACACCACTCTAAATTAGAAGCATTATTATTTTTTCGGTTGTTATCTATGTGATTTATGAACGGCTTGCCTTCTGGATTGGGGACGAAAGCAAGAGCGACAAGCCTATGCACAAGCCATTTTACTTTAACTCCATCAACACTAAGTGGCAAATATAGATAACCTTTATTATTCTCGTGTTGTTTTAGCCACCGCCCCTTTCTGAGTTGCGTGCTGCCATGCGCAGCTTTAACAACACGTGAGTGAGAATATACTCGCCCATCCTCTGTTACGGCATATAAACCTTCATATCCAGGAATATCTTTTGCGTTTTCACTCAACATATCTACTCCTTTAGTTTCGATTTATGTTACACGAATAGAAAGGCCTGATAATGTAACAGGACCTTTTGCAATAACTCTGAATTTAAATCCAATGAGGCGTCTAACTCGACCAACTTTTCGCCATAAAACGCGATTGTCATATACAAATGGTTTTTGTAATACGACCATTTGCTCACGACCGTAACTAATTCCATCTGTAGTGGCTGATATAAATATTTTATCTATTCTATCACACACGCCGCCCGATGTTTCTAATTCAAGGTCATTTATTAAAGCGTTATCTGCCTTTATTAAAGGAGAATATAAAATATGTTCCTGCTGCTTGTCGTACTGGCTGCTGATATCGAACTGCAATTTCCCGGTCACCGATTCCAGCTTATCGCCGCACGTTATCTGATTGCCTTCGTAAATGAAGTCGATAGCGCGGTACACATCGTCATACAGGCCTGTTTTCAGCACACACCATTGCGGACCATTGGCGCTTGAAGATGCGTCGTACACGAGAACATGGCGCGGAAGGTGGATAATCAGCAACTCATGAGCATCAAATCGCAGCGATTCCATCACACCATCAGCCAGTTCATCAGCAGTGTAGGAGCGGAGGATTTTCTCAATGCTCGCGCTGGCGATTGGTGACACCTGACCGGAACCGATGATGTACACAGACGGCGCACCTGTTGCCGGATTGCTGATGAACGCATACGAATCAGCAAACGGCGTTTTGCAGTAAGTCCCGGCAATGCCTTTCTGCACCATCAGCGATGGCTGTGCGACATACAAAGCAGCACCAACTGTGGTTGCACCAGTCAGGGAGAAATATTCAATCGTCGATGAGCCAAAGCAGACGATGAAGTCTCGCCATGTTCCGATGCCGATGATGCCGTCAGGCTGTGATTCTGCCCGATATTGTGCGCTGTAGCGGTCAGGATGCGATTCGTCTTCAAGATCAGTGATAAACCATGAATCAGTACCGTCTTTTGACCACGCATAACGCCCACGTAAGCGAGTAATGTCACGAACCGAACCTAATTCATACTGCGTAAATCCGCTGTCTGCAGGCCAGTTTGAGACGGTTTTAACCGTGCCATCATAGCGATACTCGAAAAGTTGACCATTAACGCCTACCGCCTGTGATGTCCGACCATGCGCCATTGATACGCGACCACTTCCGGCAACATCACCGACTTCACTTTCTCCTTTGTACAGCTTGCCACCACACACGCGATAAACAGCATTCTGCGCCATGTTGTACTCGACGCCTCGAGATACACCGTTCACATCAGAACGTTTTGCAATGCCCGGGAATGAGCGAAGATATCCGCTGCTGTTAAGGATTTCTTTGGGTGTAGCCAACATATTTACTGGCAGATAGTCGATATAGTCGGCGTTTCGAAAGTCTTTGCCGACACCTTTCATAAGCGGAAGTTGCTGAATCGGCATTTATTCACCTCACGTACTCGGATCATCTTTCTCGATGTAAAACCGATTCCACGTAAACGCGCTTTTGTTACCACTACCGCGAGGCATGTCATTTCGTCGCTCAAGTGGTGGTATTTTGGTTAAAGCGATACAGATTGTCTGATATGCACTGTCAGCAGCGGTAAGGAGAGCGTCTGACGGCTGAATGACGTTATCCATGCACACTTGCACAGCGAGTTTCAAAGCGACGCCATCATTTGCCCATGCAGGGATACCTGAATCATCGTCAGGTAACGGCATGATGCCGTTTTCTGTATCAGCAAACTGATACCCAAGCTCGATACCTTTAGCCTGCCATGCTGCCATCATGTCTTCGAGGTCATTAATGGCATCTTCAATTGCCTGAGGGTCAGCATCTGTCAACGTGGCATTGGAATACAGCCCGGCTTTTCGTAAAGCCTTAAGAACGAGATCACCCTTCGTTTTCGCCATCTTCTTCCGCCTTAGCCACTTTTTGCTTCGTTGCGGTTTCTTCAGGAGTTTTTACCCAGCCTTTTTTCAGGTGAGATTTAACTTCTTCGTCATCAACAATGATGTAATCGACAGCAAACTGACCACAGGTGATCATGTTGCCAGGCTTATAGAGCATTGTTCGTGCCATTGTCTTCTCCCAATAAAAATGGGGCCGAAGCCCCACCAAAATTACTGCCCGGCAATAACGATGCCCGTATATTCAGGAACCAGTACAGAGCAACCGTACAGAGTGGTGAAACGTGCAGTGGTTACGCCTTTGATGTGGTCGAAGGCGTAAGACATGATCAGCGTAGCGCCCTGCTCGGTGGTTGCTGTCATTACCTGTGGCCCCTGACCAGTCGGGAATGCCAGTTTGCCGTACATCAGTTCAACAGAACCATCAGCCCAGAACAGGTTAGCCGGTGCGGCATTTTTGTTGAGAATGGTAATTGCTGCACCATTTGCCGCGTTAGCATCAACGTTTGCATATGGACGGCTGGCGACATCCGCGTTGTCAGGCGGCAAAATTTTCGGGGAGATAGTTACTGTCGTTCCGCTAACTGCCAGAACGCGGAATACCTGCGGCTGCCCGGTGGTGTCTTTGGTGATCTGGTGTACAGAATTCACCCCTGCAATGGTAAATGCATCGCCAACCTGCAAACCAGATGCAGATACCGTAATGGTCCCCTGTCGGTTATCCACTGGCATATCGTTGGCGTCTTTCGCTTCAACCTTGTGCGCAGGTTCGGCCGCCAGCGTAATGGAAGTCGCAGTCCCTTTCGGAACACGACCAGAAATATCGGTCTTGTAGCTATCAAAGGAAGCAATCGGAGGGATCTGCGCTTTTTCGTATGCTGTCAGGGTTGCGCCCTGAGCGTAGGCACGGTGACCAAGCTCGCCAGCAAGGTCTTTGTAGTTGAAGGGGTTCCAGAAAGAGCGACGGTTGATACCCTGCGGTACACCAATCGCCGTCATGGTGGCATCAATACCTGCCGCACAGTTCCACAAATCACGGCCCTGTGAACCAGTGGTTGAGTCAGCCATTGTGATCACGTTAGTAGCACGCTGCGTGACCATGGAAATCAGGTCAGAGTCAATCTGTGCAGCAAGGCGCATACCTGCGGCGCGACCAGCTTCAGTTTTATGTTCCGGGTCACGCATTTCACGCGCATCCAGAGTGTACAGAATGTTTTTAGGCTCCTTGAACACAGAAGGAACAAGGCGCTGAACCAGTGCTGTTGGCGTTTTGCTGCTGAGGTCGAGGCCTTCCTCAATGTTCATGTGGTAATGCTGCGGACGATACAGAACATCACCTGCTCGCTGCATTGCTGTATCACCGGGACGGAATTTTTTAGCGTTACGGGAAACTACGCAGGCGGCCTCAAAGCCTTCAACGTAGTTTTCGAACATGATTTCAAGGTCTTTTGCTAATTGGTTAGCCATGCTTAATGCTCCGATAGGTTATTTTTTTGCCTTTTTAGCGGCGAAATACGGCGTCCAGTCACCAGTTTCCAGCGCCTTGGCTTTCAATTTGTCGAGGTTGTTGATAACTGCGCCGTTGCTCCCCTTAACTGTCGGGGTTGTGGCTGCCGTGGTTTTTGCTTTTGGCATGATTCTGGCCTTCGATTCGATACGTTCCAGCAGACGACCAATTGCTACGGGGTTGGTAGCTTCTGCCAGTTGCTTGCGCAGTTCAGCGTTGCGACCGAGTGCCAGAACAACGATTTCCGGCTTCTCTGACTCAAACAGGATCGCGTTTTGTGTCTCGATGGGGATTTCCTCGAGTACGGCCTGTTCTGCTTCCTGATAGCCAGGAACCTTGAGAGCCTTAACACGTTGCTGATATTTGGATAATCGCTCTTGATAGGCAGCCTGAAGCTCCTGCTCCTTCTGCTTGCGAGCTATCTCCTGTTGCTGGTACTTGCCGTTATCCTCTGCCCACTTAGCCATGCGTTGCTGATAGATTTCTTCATCGAAACCGATGTCCTCATCATCCAGTTTTGGCATTCGCGGTGGTTGAGTGATTACCGGCTGCTGCTCGACGGGTTTCTGAGACTGACGCATCAGCTCTTTCAGCTCGCGGTCTTTCTCTTTAATCGTCTTGCGCAGGTGTTTTACCAGTCCATGCTCTGCGCTATCTTCGCTGGTTGGCGAATCCAGCTTTTCGTCACCAAAGTAGAATTCCTGTTCTGATTCGTCGTCATCAGTGTCAGTAGCTTCCTCTGCATCATTTCCTGAGGACTCACTGCCATCTGCTGTTTCGACTTCTTCAGCCAGTTCGACATCATCAGGAATCTGCTCTGACGCGTCGGTTTCGATTTCAACTTCTGGTGTGTTTTCTGCCATCTGGTCCATTTGTTACCCCTGTTTACTCGATGTTCAGCCCATCGGAAGGCAATAGGGTGCCAGGCCTCATAAAGACAGCCATTGCACGTTATGGGTTAATTACTGCTGTGGTTGTTGCTGAGTTGATTTTTGTAGGATGCTGCTGATGTCCATGCGCTGCGCATGACCCTGTGCCTGACTTTTCAGGACAAGCTCTGCATCAGCACGGGCATTGTCTCCTTGCTGTTGCTGGAACTGTCCGAGCAGTTTCAGAGCCTCGCGGATATCAGATTTCTGCTGACTATCGGCAGATGCGAGGATTTTCACAACATTTGCCGCAGCAACCTGAGCATCAGTCTGTGCCTGGAATGCTTTAACCTGAATGGCTGCCTGTTCGTTCTGCGCTTTCTGCAATTCAGCCTGACCAGCAAGAAGCTGACCTTGCGCTGCAACCATAGCCGGATCTGGCTGACTGGCCTGTTGTTGTTTCGCCTGCTCAACCATCTGCTGCTCTTCTGGCGTTCTCGGCTTGATAACTCCAGACAGAAGCAACTGATTGCGGTTGTATTCTTTAAGGTCATCCATCCCTTCGCCGTCCATATTGTCGAGAATCATCGACGATACAAGGTCGTGCTTCGGCGTTCCTGGTGGGATAAGTGCCAGCATGGAAAGTAACGACTTAACCGTTGCATCACGGCGAGTAGCGAACGACTGACCGACATCGACAGTCACTTCATAGTTACCCTGCGAAAGGTCGTTAAGCGCGATAACCTGCCCTGTCTGACGGTCAACCACTTCACCAGTCATCAGCGCCACGTCATCGCTGCCGTCCTCATTAACAATGCGCATTGGCGTATCGCTGCCATAGACTTCACGAGCCATAGAAAGCCACACGACGCCAGCGCGGCGCATGGATTTAGCCATGTTGTCCATGTAGATATAGGACTGCGTGTCCATCCGGTTAAAGATGCTATCAACGGTATCGGTAGCGACGTTGCTCGGCATATTCTCAAGCTGCGACGCACCTGTAATTTGCTGAATAGCCGTTCCGGTGTACTGCAATAGCCCGGCAAGAGCAGGAGGCATTTGTGTCGGAGGTGTATAACTGCTGACCTGAGCCTGCGCAGTAATATCTCCGTTTTTGTTTTTCAGACTTACCATCGGCAGGAACGCCGGGCGCTTTTTGTTGCGCTCCGCCCAATGATTGGCGAGAGGACCAGGAATCATGTCAACATCAACTACAGGAATGCCATCACCGCCAGCCTGAGTAGCGTTATCTGCAATCATGGAAACCATCAGGTTCTCAAGACGCTGTGCATCCATCGCTTTTGCTGCGTGGCCTTCGATTCGCTCCTGATTATCAACAAATGAGCGACGCCCATATACCGGGATGAGTGGAATATGTTCTCCCGGAATACGCTTTGGTTCTTCCAGCCATTCAGCGCCAGACAGAAGGCCGCAATAAACGCGGCGTTTCTTCACCGTTCGCTCACCAATCAGTTCGAATGCGCCATCGGTTAGCTCGTCGACAACATCTTTGATTTGCTCTTCATCATAGATTGCCGTTTCTCCGCTAACAGGGTTGCGCCACGCCGTGAGCTTCACCTTCTCTATGCGAACTTCGTAGTAGCGTCCAACATAGATGGCATCGGGCGTTGACCAGTCATATTGAGTGCCAGTGTCATCACGAGAAAGGCTTGCCGCGATGGAATCAGGGTATTCAGCCTCGAACGCTTTAGGCGTCATGGAGAACATTTCCATAGCCCACATAGCATCAGAGCGGTCATATTGCTTGCTGTCCTGATCGAAGAAGACGCATGTCGCTGGGTCGTAAACAGGAAGAAGGCTGATGCGTCGCTGCTCGTTACTCGGATCCATTTCATCTTCGTAATCAGCACACATGCGGAAACAACCGAATCCGCCCGTTACAGCATCATCAAATGCGTTATCACACGCTTCGCCACCGGATGTTTCCTGATAATCAGCGCGGAATTTGCCGTTCATCTTTTCGGCTAACGCTTCCGATGCCTTGTCATCCTTCGGCCTGAATTTAACGCTGATGCGATTCTGCCGATACTCGCCAATGATGCGATCACATTCACGGGAAATCTTATTCAGTTCAAAACGCGGATAATGCTCAAACCTGCCTTCATCAAATGAGTAACCAGCGTTTGTGCTGCCTTCCCACTGTGCGCCGGACACCCGGACGAAACGTTGAGCCTCAATAATCTGCTCACGCATATCCTGCGTTGCTGACCAGGCATTATCAAAGTTGCACAGCACCTTGCGATGCCAGTCAGTCATCTTTTTTTCTGCCATATCAACCTACACCACAAGGAATTGAGTAACTGGAATAGTCGGGTTGCGCAGCCGACTCCGGGCAATGCATACACATCATCAGCGCATCAGCCAGGTTAGGAGATGGAATACCGAGCTTCTGCTTCATTTCGACCTTAGTCATAAGCTCCAGCTTCCCGTTATTATTGAATTTGCGCTGAATCTGCGTCAGTTCTGCAAACAGCTTCTCCAGCATCTTCTCGCCTATCGCTTCTTTGTCGAAACTCAGCATGTCGTCGGGGTCTGCATACTCACCGTGGACAACCGCCCGATATGTCAGATACAGCCTGTCAGCCAGCGCGTAATAGAATTGCGCTCGCTTATTGCGGAATACATCGCCAATAGTGCGAACGTTGTCGCCCTGCACGACTTCATCAGCCCATGCTCCGGCCTGATATGGTGCATCTTCATCAAATGGCGATTCGCTGCCCTTGAACATCGTAGCGGTGATTTTCTTACCGGAGAATGCTTCCGTTGTCTGTCTGCGTAGCCCTGCACCAACGCCATCGCCATCCCACAAGTAGTGGTCAGCGCCGTCTTCAATCGCCAGCGAAGTTGCCCAGTCAGCACCTTCATTGATGTCCATCAGCAGACCTTCGGCAATGCGCTTAACTACCGAACCGTGGCGCGATGCATAACCTTTAGCATCCGGTCCTGTATCTGACGGGTCATGCGCAGAGACAACAGCGCCTTTCGCTTTCCATCCGAGTTTCTTGTGCGCATCGGTTGCGGCTTCAAGCCATTCACGTTTGATGATTGCCATATCACTTGCGCTTACTGGCTCACCAAGCCAGATGTGACGATACAGTGTCGGATTTCTGCGTTTGCACTCTTCCATCTCCAGACGGAGAACTTCAGGAAAGTGCGGGTTGTCGGTGTAGTTCACCGTCAGCAGGCAAATATCATCGGGAGGATTTACGACGAATCGCTGATAGGTATCGTCGAGGATGTTCTTCGGGTTAAAGCTCACCCATATTTCAGAGAACGGCTTACGGATGGTTGGGATCAGGATATCCCATGATTCCTTCGTTACCGCTTCCGCTTCTTCCACCCAGCAGATATCAATGCCTTCGAGCGATTTAATCTTCGTCGGGTTGTTTTTTATGCCGTAGAACATGAATTCAGCATTCGTTCCGAGATGACGAATCATTGAACGCTGAATTTCAAACTCAGCCGAATATCCTTCACGCTCGATGGTGTCTTCAAGCAGCCGGATTACCGAATCGCTGATACTGTTTTGCAGTTCACGAGCGCAGAGAATACGCACAGGCTGCCGACGCGCCGCTTCAACAAGCAGTCTCGCAATTGCCCATGATTTACCGCTACCTCGACCGCCTTTGGCGACTTTGTAGCGATGCGCCTCAATGAACGGTTCAAAGATAGGATTAATCGAGGTCATTTTCCGAATAGAGTGCTCATCGGTGATGTTTCAATCTGGATTGCGCCGCCGTCTTTGCCTGTTAGTTCGTGAGAAGCTTGTTCTTTAAACGCCTGAACAGAAACATGCTTACCAAGAAGTTCGAGGTTTTTAACCTTATCAGGCCATTTGATTTTCTTCAGGAGTGCGGCGCTATCTGCGGATGCCATCTCCACGACATCCATTCCTGATAACGTTGTGCGCCATACCTTAGGCCAGTCTTTAATGGGTTTTAGCTCACCGTTTTGCAGGAGAATGTCAAGCACATCCATCTGGTCGATTTCAATAAGGCGATTAAGTACATATTCTGCATTAATACCAACAAGATCATTGCGTTGTGCTTTCAGTTCGGCGATTCTGAGTTGTATGTCAGGTTTTGACATGTTTTCGGACGCAGTACGGTTGGCTGTTTTTGCGCTGTACCCCGCCCGAATAGCCGCTTGCGTGGCGTTTAAATCGATGAGGTACTCGCGACAGAACATTTCTTGCTTGTCGGTGAGTGCCATTTAATTACCTTTGGGAGATGCCCAATGAGTTTAGAAAAATTACTAATCAAAAACAGAAAGTGCGGTTCATGCTCTGTGTGCTGCACTTCGCTACGAATTGAACAGCCAACGTTAAAAAAGTTGGCTGACATCCCATGCCAGCACCTTAAACATCAGGGAGGATGTGCAATTTATGATGAACGCCCTTCTGTTTGCCGCACTTGGTATTGCGGATGGCGAATTCTGGATATAGGACCAGAGATGCGTCCTGATCGGAGTGGAGTTCTAATCCGTTATGATGGATCATCACTCTGCTTTCAACCCGTAGACAAAAACCGCGTATCTGCTTTGATCGAACCAGAGCCTCTGCGAATTTTGGGTGGCCTGATAGATCAAGGTATGAAAGTGGAAATATCGGTTCCAACAAAGGAAGGGTATTGCTCAGCCAATATTAATGTCACTGAGCATATGTCAGAGGTTGTAAAAAGCAGAGAGTATGTAAAAATGCGTTCGGCTCTTTTGGCGCTCATTCAATTCGCATCACGAGCAAAGACAGATCCAGTAGAACCGCTGGAATGATTATTCAGGTCGGGTTTAACACCCGGCTTTTTGAAATGGTACTCATTGCATCGCTTAATTTTCTTTAAATGAGAAACGTCCTCTTTCTTAACTGAAGACATTAATTCTTTATCAGTTCGAACATTCATTTTTTTCCATTGCATGATCTTCGCTAATTTATAATTTGCAGTTCTCCTGCAACGATTTGTTATGTGATAGGATATCTCTCTTCGTTTGGCGGTCCATTACTTCAATATCGTGATCATTAAGGTATAGGCTTTGTAATGCCTACATGGTTAAATGATTTGCCAGTCTTCAGCCATCAGGTCGCCAATGGATGGAGCCCATGTAGCAAGGCGGTTCTGTGAGTTTTTCAATACAAGCGTGTCATTGAAAGTTGGCTCGCCAACATATTCGCCAAAGCCATAACCCAACGCAGACGCTAATTTTTCTCCTTTCACGAGATAAACAAACTGATCTTTCCCATTCCATCCTGCCCGCTGCAAACTTTTGCCCTGTTTTAACGCTTCCATGGCAAGGCCGAAACTTAGCCCTGATACCGGACGATAAGCCTTTTCGAATACTTCTTTTGGACTCCAGCTAACGTAGCCATCAAAGCGATCGGTGTTAGGTTTTCCGCCATCCAGATATTCAACCAGATAGCCTTCGTCCTCGCCGTTTTCTCCGGCAGGAAGCTGCCAGCCACGAAAATCGTTATATGCCTGTCTCGTCATCGGAAAGGCGTTAATCAGTTTTACGCCAATATGCTGGGTCATAAAATTACCTATGGAGTTGGGAATAAAAAAACCCCGCGAATGCGAGGCTAAATCCTGGTGTTTGTGATGACTGGCTCTTATCTCAACGCAGCCCCTTACCGCGCGCCAGATGCTCAATATCAAGCATCAGCAATGAGATGTTTAATCTGGATTCACTCCAGAAGTGATCACCACCCTGTCTACAGAGCCAGATGTGAAGGATGATGAGTAAAATTATCGTTATCATCGAAGGCATTGCGCCCTGATGTACTCCTGCAGGTAGTTAACCTGCGCGGTTATTCTGTCGATTCCACTTCGTAGACGGTAATAATTGAGTTCAGCATCTGCTGTAAGTCTTGGGCTTTCTCCATCGCCCATGCTGCTGGCTCCGGTCGTTGACTTTGCACAGGTGGCAGCGACTTGCAGGCGCTTACGACCAGCAGAAATATCAGCACGGAGACTTTCGATAGTCGCGTTAGCATCAGCAAGCTCCTTTGTATATCTGGCATCGAGTTCTGCTACATCACGTTGACGCTTCTGCATATCAGCGATTGTGGATGTGGCCTTATCGCGCTGCTCTTTGTAGGTAATGGCGTTATCACGGTAATGATTAACAGCCCATGACAGACAGACGATGATGCAGATAACCAGAGCGGAGATAATCGCGGTTAACCTGCTCATTGCTGCCCCCACAAACAGACTTCACGCTCAATATCGCGACGGGTCATCAGCCCTTTCCATTGCTTACCGCCAGCGTATGTCCAGCGACGCAGCTGGTCACATGCGCCCTTGATATCGCCCTGGTTGATTTTGCGAAGAAGCGTCGATGTTCTGAAATTGCCAGCCCCCACGTTGTAGACGAACGAGTAAAGAGCGCCGCGCGTTGTTTCCGGTATATCGACTTTGATGTACGGGTTAATTTGTCTGGCGACCGTGGCAAGGTCTTTGTTCAGGAGAGCTTTGCATTCTGCTTCGGTATACGTTTTACCGAGCATGATGTCTTTTCCGGTGTGTCCGTGACATACAGTCCATACACCAACAATATCTTTGTATGGTATGTAGCTGACACCTTCCAGACCATCGTTACCACTTGGTCCAGTGATTAACACAGATGCTATAGCAATAGCCCCGCCACTTATCGCCGCTATTACGCTATTTCGTAGTGCCGGTGACATTGCCATTCAATCTGTCCTCGCGCTCTTTGCGCTTGTAGTACCAGTTGATGCCAAATGTGCCGACAGTACAAAGAATACCAATGATGACAGCCCAGTCATTCAGGGAGAGAATGCCACCCATCGCAGTCAGTCCTCCGAAGCTGTAACTGAACCATTCTCTGATTTTGTCCATACGGTACATGCTCTACCCCTTCATTGAGGGGATTTGCTCTATTTAATTAGGAATAAGGTCGATTACTGATAGAACAAATCCAGGCTACTGTGTTTAGTAATCAGATTTGTTCGTGACCGATATGCACGGGCAAAACGGCAGGAGGTTGTTAGCGCAACCTCATGCCACCCGCTTTCACGAAGCCAGCCATTGCGCTGGTTTTCTTTTATGCAAAGCACACCGCACCGTAGCCACAGCGGATAAGGTGATTATTTTTGTCTGTCTGGTATTTGGTTTGATGTGCTTTCAGAAAGGCCGTGCTTAAAACGCAAAAAGCCCCGAGCTATTAACTCAGGGCTTTATTTAACGAGTGCATTTATCCATCGTTGAGTCAAATTTACCCAACTTTATTCAATAAGTCAATATTATGCCGTTAATATGTTGCCATCCGTGGCAATCATGCTGCTAACGTGTGACAGCATTCAAAATGTTGTCTGCGATTGACTCTTCTTTGTGGCATTGCACCACCAGAGCGTCATACAGCGGCTTAACAGTGCGTGACCAGGTGGGTTGAGTAAGGTTTGGGATTAGCATCGTTACAGCGCGATATGCGGCGCTTGCTGGCATCCTTGAATAACCGACGCCTTTGCATCTTCCGCACTCTTTCTCAACAACTCTCCCCCACTGCTCCGTTTTGGCTATATCAACCGCACGGCCTGTACCGTGGCAATCTCTGCATCTTGCGCCCGGCGTCGCGGCACTACGGCAATAATCCGCATAAGCGAATGTTGCGAGCACTTGCAGTACCTTTGTCTTAGTATTTCCTTCAAGCTTTGCCACACCACGGTATTTCCCCGATACCTTGTGTGCAAATTGCATCAGATAGTTGATAGCCTTTTGTTTGTCGTTCTGGCTGAGTTCATGTTTACCACAGAATGCAGCCATTCCGAATCCGGCTTGTGATTGCGCCATCCCCATAGCAGCCATCACATCAGTACCGGAAAGAGAGTCAGAAGCCGTAGCCCGTGGTGAGTCGCTCATCATCGGGCTTTTTGGCGAATGAAATTTAGCTACACTTTCGAGTCTCATGGTCTACCCCTCTTGCCCTGTTTGACCATCAGGACGCCGTTAACTATTACGTGACGCTCACCTTTGCTGTCTCGGTTGTACTTGAGCACTGTTCCTCTTGCACAGGAAAGCATCCTCGCCACCTCGGTCTGATTGCCTCGTGTCTGGATAAGAAGCTCTGGTATCGTTTGAATTGTGGCGTTCATGCGTTCTCCAGTTCGGTGATTTTTATTCCAAGCCGTCCGCCTGGTACTTTCACACCACGAATTACGCTAATGTCATCGAATTGCTCGTCGTCTTCCGCAAATCCGGCGTGGATAAGGGAATCGAGTAAACCTTTCAGGATGTTATCGAGGTCGCGGCGGCGGTAGTCTGGAACGTCTGCGATGACTTTGATGCGGAGTCGTGATTTGGTGAAAATATCTAACTTGAGTTGGTGGATGATTTGCTGAACGTCTTTTCGGTATTTCTGGCCTTTATGGCTGATGTAGTATTGGCTTCCCCGTCTTCGCCAGTAGGTATTCACCGACGGCGGGTATGGAAGCACAAACTGATATTCGTTCATGACTTAATCTTCCCCTCCTTCAGCAGTATCGCCTGCGTCCTGATTACGCCTTCGAGGTGGTAAAGTCTGGCGTCTTTGTTGTCGAGATTATGGGTGCGTCGGTCGATTTCATCGTGACACGCGCTACAAGCCCATGCGCCGATCAGGTCGTCAGGTTTCATTCCCGTTCCGCAAATTCCAGCCATCCGGTAATGTGCCAGAACTGTAGTTTCAGGATTACCATTGCATACGCCGTAAATACGTACCTGGCATTCTCTGCCGCGCGCTTCTTTGCGTAGGTTAGCCATTAAGCAGCCTCCCCTGTTACTTTCAGCATTCCGTTATCGAGCAGCTTTCTGGTCAGCCACTGTTGACCACGCCCGGTGATTTTTGTGGTGAACGATATCTGTATTCCGTGATTTGTGTTGACCGCTGTTTCTTTCACTGTGAAATAGCCGCGATCCATATATTCCTGCATTGGCACATTTCGCCGGGAACCTGAAGCAATAAGGATTTTGTGATCGCGCATCCACGCAAACAGTTTGTTTGGACCAATTCCAACAACCTTTGCAAAGTTTCCAATCAAAATTCCGCTGGCCTCGCCAACGCGATCGGCAAACTCAACTTTAGGTGCGGCAATTGCGAGCTGGTTTTCCAGTTGCATTTTCTGCTCAGCAAGATCAGCAGCAAGGCGCAACGCTTCCGGTAGCGTTTTGGGGATATTAACCGCAGCTTCTTCAAGCTCTCGCCAGCGGTCAACAAGGCGAGCGGTGAATTCCGGCGACAACTGGGCAACAACAACAATACTATCTCGCTTACCTTGTTCGCCTTCGAAGACGTAATGCTCGTACTGAACATTGAACCCTAAGTTATTGATTCTTTCGGAAACCTCAATTTGAGGAAGCCGGATAACACCATTTTTAGCCAGCGTTTCGATGGTACGTTTCACATTGTCATGACGCTTACCCACCAACTCAGCGATTTCAATGCTTGTCATTTTGATGGCATTGCCATTTATTAACTCATTCATCGTCTTCTTCCTCGTACATTGAGCTATTCGGATCGCTCATCAGTTCTGCACAGCAGTGCTCACACACGTGAACTTCCAGCACATGCAGCTTCTGACCGCAATTAGCGCACGTTAAAGCCCGCTCGACGCTTTCTTGTTCGTAACTTCGATTTTGGTCAATCACCTTGTTTTCCTCGCACGATGTCTTAGCCACCGGATATCCCACAGGTGAGCCGTGTAGTTGAAGGTTTTTACGTCAGATTCTTTTGGGATTGGCTTGCGGTTATTTCTGGAGCGTTTCGTTGGAAGGTATTTGCAGTTTTCGCAGATGATGTCGGTGATACTTCGTCGCTGTCGTCTCATTCGTACCTCCTGTCGGTAAATCTGACACCCTTACCAATAGCCCATGCTGTCGTGTACTCAATCAGACTTGCCATACGCTTCACGCTCATCTGTGCGCTGCTCTCACGAATGTTGACGTATTCGCCTTCAAGCCCGGGCAAAACATCAGCTTCCTGCTTTGTCGCCACTGCATGACCGCTTATCAACAAAACCTTCCATTGTTCTGGTTTTAACCATTTATCGCACCATTGAACCTGACGTGCGATATCCGCCAGCATCGCGTGAAATTTTGCGTTCTGGTCAAGGTTGCGCTTGTAGTCAGTAATGCGGATGGTGACTGGCTTGTCTTTATCGAGTGGTGTTGCGAGGATGGCATTTATTGCAGCTTGCTGTTGTTGCTTAGTTCGGAGGAAGATTGTTTGCTTCATCGAAAATTCTTCTCTTTAATTCCAGCGGCTCTGATAGCTTTCATTACTGCAATTACCGTTTTGTCACGCCCATCCTCATAACCCATCGCATAAGCACCTTCTTCACCATCTTTCCAAAAGTCGTCATTCGATTCGGGCCAGTCGATATCCAGTTCAATAGCTGCTCGCGATGCCTGCCATGCCTCCCATGCAATCTCGACCTTGATGTGCATAATCTTCATCACGTCACTTGAAACGTGATATTTGTTTTTAAACCATTCTTCAAACTGCTTTCTTGATTCGTCCATCGATACTTACCCTCAGTTCAACTCACAAAACGCCACGCCATTTTTGCTACAGCGACAGGCGCAACACCGATAATCACCCACAGGAGAATGCTACCGAAAAGCACACCCACCAGGTCTTTACCTTCGCCTACCAACCGGACAAAACAGCCAGCAACCACAATGAACGTCGCCACCATCCACAGAGCACCGAGAAGCCTCAATGCAGAGAAAATCAACTCAACCACGATTTACTCTCCCCCAAATAAAAAGGCCTGCGATTACCAGCAGGCCTGTTACAAGCTCAGTGATGTAGATGGTCATTGCTTCATCTCCCTTTCCATTTCATCAATGTCAACGTCATCAGGAAGATGGGAGCAATACGCCTCTATACCATGATGATTTATCTCATACCCTTTGAACGTTACCATCTGGCGCGTAATCTCAACTTCGTTCAGGAATCCGTCATCGCATAACTGCCTGGCTATTTTCGATTTGGTCTGGATTATTGGTAGTGCCTGTTCTTTCAAAGCGCATGATATTTGTGCATCCCATGCCTTTTCGAGAATGGCTAATTGTTTTTTATTCATACGTCAGCCCCTTGTGCATATCGTCTGCCACGCGCAGCAGGTGCATTTGATGCTGTGCAAATCTGTCTGGCTTCATCCTGGTCACATGCAACAAAGTGTCCGTTGCAGAACCGCTGGTAAACCGTACCAAGTGAGCCAAAACGGTTTTTCGTCACAATGATTTCAGCAAATGGCGCGGCGCTACTGTTCTCGTCATATACCGCTTCCCGATAGAGCATGATGATTGAGTCTGCGTCCTGCTCAATGCTTCCTGAATCACGCAAATCTGCGTTTGTCGGGCGTTTGTTTGGTCGCTTCTCAACATCGCGTGAAAGCTGACTCAGGGAGATAACAGGCGTTTTCAGGTCTTTCGCCATCGCCTTCAGGCTTCCGGAGATGTGAGCAATTGCGAGGTCGTTGCGATCTGCTTTCGGCTTCTCAATCAGGCCAAGATAATCCGCCATGATGAGTGACAGGTTTGGATTTTCCTGTTTGTGCCGTTCTGCGATTGAGCGTATTTCTTCGACCGATAACCGCGAGGCATCGACTACCCATACATCCAAATCTGCAAGCTGACTCATGCCGTTAGCAACGCGCGCCCAGCCTTCGTCATCCATCGATGCAGGATTTCGCAGCACGCTAACCGACATCCTCCCGGCGTTGGCAATGCTTCGCTCTGCAATCTGCAATGCGCTCATTTCCATCGAGAAAATCAATACTCCGCGCCGGACGTCAGAACCAGGAATAACGCGGCTTGCAACGCCTTCGGCAATCTTCAGCGCCAGTTCGGTTTTCCCCATACCAGGACGAGCGGCGATAATCACCAGGTCTTCCGCGTTCATCCCTCCGGTGATGGCGTCAAGTTCTTCGATTCCGGTCTTCAGGGTATCGGACTCTTCTCCGTTCCTCAGACGCCTGTCAAGCGTGTCAGTGTAGTCAGTGATGATTTCCCCTAACCGTACAGGTTTAACCTCGTCACGGGGCTTTCTGATGGCTGAAAGACGCTTTACGAGCTCGTCCATCGCCTGACTCGATGTATCGATGGTTCCGCTCTGAATTGGTTCACGCATTTCATCCATGATTTCCAGCACCAGACGGCGGTGATAGTTATCCGCGACCATTCCGGCATATCCCTTCAGGTTTGCGGCACTCGGGCAGTTTTTGCTGGTCATCAGGATTGACGTGAAATGCTCCTCTCCGCACGCCTCGGCAACCATCAGCGCGTCGATTAGGTTTCTGTTTCGCGCCTGCTTGCGGATAACCTCGAAGGCTTTCCGGTAGAGCGGAATTGAAAACGCTTCCGGCTCCAGCGTTGCCAGAACGTCGCTGGCGGTTGGTGTTAATCCACCAATCAGCAGGCCACCGATAACGCTCGCTTCGATATCCTGTTTCATGCAATCCCCCTGTCTGCAAACTTCCCTTCCCGTACTCCCGTTAACGAGTCTTCCCTCAGCAGGTAATCAAAATCTGCCGTCCAGCCCGTGTCGTTGTCTCCGAAGTAAAACGGCTTGGCCTGATGCACAAACGCCCTGACATACGCTCTGAAACCGTCCACGTTTGGCGTTTTCAGTTGCGGGATGATTTTCTTCAGGCGGCGTTTGCGTTTCTCGTTGACCGCAACAGCGTGTGGCAGTCTGTCACCGACTTCGGTGTTGTAGGCGTTCAGGAAGGATTCGTAGTCGATTCGTTCTGCCTTGCGACGTTCAGGTTTAACCTGCCCATCGCCTCCCCCATTGGGGGGTAGGGGGGTATTATTTATATTCTTGTTAATACCTTCTTGTTCATGATGTGCGGTTGTTTGTGCGGCATCATGTGCGCTTTCATGTGCGGCATGTACGCTGAAAGCCGCGCCATTACTGGCTTCATCATGTGCGGCATCATGTGCGGTTGTTTGTGCGGCATCATGTGCGGGTGAATTGTCCATTTTTTGAGCGTATTCATGGTAATTTGTGATGGTGATCACACGACCTTTTTGCTTCTCTCCATCAATGGTGATCATCCCCTCTTTCACAAAAACCTGAAGCATCCGCTCAACCTGATCACGGCTTGCCGGCTTGCCATGCCTGTCGCATAACTGAAGACCTAAATCAGCTGCTGTCACAACCAGTTGACCGGGTTGCAGATGCCATTCATGACCTTTGAAATTCGCTTTGTATGGCTTTCTGGCGGCATTCAGGAGAAGGTTTTCCCACAGGGTGCGAAGATAAACATCTTTCGCCCATGACTGTTTCAGAATGCTCCGGTACAACGGAATGTAACCAGTTTTCTGGTTCTCCATCCTGTTGCTCCTGCGCTCGTGTGCGGCGCTGAAATCGTAGATTTTTGCTGTATTGCTCATAACTACCTGCCTTGACGAAAGACCTTAAGAACATCGTTAAACTGACTTACGGATATGTCTTCTTTGAGCAGCTTTTCCAGAAATGCGTTTGGAATGAACGTATATCCCTCCTCTTTTGGTAGAGACGGGAGCAACGCCCTCGCCTCAGCCTTCAGAAGCTCAGTTCTGGCAACTTTCACAAAAGAGATTTGAGTTCTTTCATCAATGGAACGAAGGAAGCGCAAACGCTTAACTTCTTTGTGTGTATCAGGTGGATTAAAGCCTTTGTTTCGCATATAATTACCTCGCTGGATGTTGTTAAAATTCCATTTGTATTTGATCAGAACGCTCGGTCTTGCACACCGGGCGTTTTTTATTGGTGAGTCCATCAAGCGCATACTTAAAAGCCCTGCTAATCGGACTGATGTCTGATGCCATTCCGAAAGCACACAAGACCGAAGCAATAAATCTCCAGTCCGTTCTGCTTATCTTCGATTCATGACAGCCAATCATCTTTGCCAGACCGCGCTTGGTAAGCGTTGACAGGTTGATGAGTAAATCAGTTTCAGCGCGATCAATTTCTCGCTGTGTTGGCTTGCTGTAACTTGCTTGTGTCATTTGTTAATTTTCCAATAGTGAATAGTTAGTTGAAAGGTATGCGTGGAAACGCATATGTCCTTAGTTGGTCAGATATCTTGGGACTCGCTTTGTCAGCGACGTAGGACGAATGTCCATTGTGAAAATAGCGGTGTTACTTATGCAGTTGTTTTTTTGTTACTTGGGAAGGGCTTTACCTCTTCCGCATAAACGCTTCCATCAGCGTTTATAGTTAAAAAAATATTTCGGCCTGCATGAATGGCCTTGTTGATCGCGCTTTGATATACACCGAGATCTTTAGCTGTCTTGGTTTGCCCAAAGCGCATTGCATAATCTTTCAGGGTTATGCGTTGTTCCATACAACCTCCTTAGTACATGCAACCATTATCACCGCTAGAGGTAAAATAGTCAACACGCACGGTGTTAGATATTTATCCCTTGCGGTGATAGATTTAACGTATGAGCGCAAAAAAGAAACCATTGACACAAGAGCAGCTTGAGGACGCACGTCGCCTTAAAGCTATTTATGAAAAAAAGAAAAATGAACTTGGCTTATCCCAGGAATCTGTCGCAGACAAGATGGGGATGGGACAGTCAGGCGTTGGTGCTTTATTTAATGGCATCAATGCATTAAATGCTTATAACGCCGCATTGCTTGCAAAAATTCTCAACGTTAGCGTTGAAGAATTTAGCCCTTCAATCGCCAGAGAAATCTACGAGATGTATGAAGCGGTTAGTATGCAGCCGTCACTTAGAAGTGAGTATGAGTACCCTGTTTTTTCTCATGTTCAGGCCGGGATGTTCTCGCCTGAGCTTAGAACCTTTACCAAAGGTGATGCGGAGAGATGGGTCAGCACAACCAAAAAAGCCAGTGATTCTGCATTCTGGCTTGAGGTTGAAGGTAATTCCATGACCGCGCCAACAGGATCCAAACCTAGTTTTCCTGACGGGATGTTAATTCTGGTTGACCCTGAGCAGGCTGTTGAGCCAGGTGATTTCTGCATAGCCAGACTTGGGGGTGATGAGTTTACCTTCAAGAAACTGATCAGGGATAGCGGTCAGGTGTTTTTACAACCACTAAACCCACAGTACCCAATGATCCCATGCAATGAGAGTTGTTCCGTTGTGGGGAAAGTTATCGCCAGCCAGTGGCCTGAAGAGACGTTTGGATAACACGTAAATGATTAAAGAACGTATTTCTTATATCATTCCGATTGCGATGGATGAAGGCAACCCAGTAACTCCAGTTCTTATCTATGAAATGGATAAAGACTCCCATGAAGTGGATCTATCATTTGGCGCTTTTTTTATCGGCCTTAAGGCTACAAAAAAATATTCCATAGGCATTGAGGTTTTCAATGCTCAAGAAATACCGATACCAATTGACACAAAACTGTACTCCAACCATAAGTTTTTTACGGTAGCAGAAGCCAACGATGGAGAAACCATCGTATCAACTTCTATGAGAATTAACTTCCCAAGGGTGAAAATTATCAAGCCTGGGATATTCGAAGTTAGAGCATCACTGGTTAATCCTGATAAAGGCGAAGTAATTGATGTAAAAAGTTCGTTTTTTGACGTGAAGATAACAGGATCGGTTCGCGATGAGTTTAGATAACAAGGTTGCTCAGCTTCGTCCAAATCAAAACATATCTCGCCCAATTGGACACTATTCCACTGATGATGCATACTCACGGCATGCTGGAGGAAACGGCGGAGGTAACATGCTTGAGGCTAGAGTTGCAAAGCTAGAGTCTGATGTTGAATACATCAAGCGCGATCTCGCTGAAGTAAAGTCAGATATAAAATCTGTAGATTCTCGTCTGTCAGGTATTGAGACAAGCATTAGCTCAGCAAAAATCACCATCAAGGCATCTGCGGTCGTTGTCAGTTTCGTGTTCGCATTTTGCGCCTACATTTTTGGAAGTTATGTTTCCAAAATCCTTGATGCCTTAAACGGACTCGTTCTTAAGTAACACACAACCCGGCCTCAGCGCCGGGTTTTCTTTGCCTCACGATCCCCTTCACCCAATAACACATAACCAATTGTATTTATTTGAAAATTAATAGATACAACTCACTAAACATCGCAATTCAGATCTCTCGATCACCTCCCAAGCCACACACCCCTGCAAAAAAATAAATCTATATAAAAAACATACAGATAACCATCTGCGGTGATAAATTATCTCTGGCGGTGTTGACATAAATACCACTGGCGGTGATACTAAACACATCAGCAGGACGCACTACTCACCAGGGCGGTGAATATACAACGATTCGAATATGAATCTACGGCGCTGACAAAGCGCAATAACCAAAGTGAACTTTGGGGTGTGGTGAAGGGTTCATGGACGGGAATATGTCGCACGTAAAGCGGCGAGGCCTGCGGGACTATTGCCGAATTGAAGTAGGCCGAAACAGGTCGAAATGGGTCTCCCACCTACCACACCACCAAAGTTCATCAGGAGGTCTATATGACACGCAGAACTCAGTTCAAAGGCAATTCACGTTCTCGTCGTCGTGAGCGTTTAAAGGCAAAGGCATTAGCTAACGGCGTACTGGCCCGCGAAGAAGCAATAAGTTCAGAAGTATTACACCGCCCTACTCTAAGCAGAGCGCAGATTCAGGCTAAAGGTACTCACGAAACGCCTGAGCGCATAGAAGACGCTAAGCCAATTAAGTTCATGGCACAGGACGTGATCTGGCAACAGAAAGAATACAGACGCAATCTGGAGAGAGCGGCCATTGTGTACGCGAATGAGTTTGGACATAAGCAACCAGAAACTGGTGTATGTCTTCCAAATGTAGCTCTTTACGCAGCAGGCTACCGGAAATCAAAACAACTGACGGCGAGGTAATTATGGGTCAGGAAGAAAAATATGAGCTTAAAAAGCTCATTGGAGAAGACGCCATAGAAGAAATTGCAGCATTAACAACAGCTATAAAGAATATTAGGTATGCGCTAAATACGCTTATCTCCTCATGCGACAAAAATAGCAGGGAATTTTTGATACTTGGCGCAGCTCTAGGAATAGTTGATGCGGCAACGCTTCACCTAATTACTCATGACGATATTCTTATTGAGCCGTATGAAACATTACTGCTTGTCAGGAAAAAAATGGCTGATGCCGCAGCAAATGGAGACCTTCAACTTTACATCGACTTAAGGAAAGTATTAAGGCGAATGGTCAGAACTGAAGGAGATATCCCCCCTGACAAAATAAGGGGGTGAGAGGATTTTACTATTTTTCTCGCTGTAGGGGTACACGAGAACCACCGAGCCTGATGTGGTTAAAAGACAGGCATACTAATAAACACTGCACTGTGTATTCATTCCAACGAGTGAATACACGGAGCAATGTCGCTCGTAACTAAACAGGAGCCGACTTGTTCTGATTATTGGAAATCTTCTTTGCCCTCCAGTGTGAGGGCGATTTTTTATCTATGAGGATATGAATAGATGTCAAACATCAAAAAATACATCATTGATTACGACTGGAAAGCATCAATAGAAATTGAAATTGACCATGACGTAATGACAGAGGAAAAACTTCACCAGATTAATAATTTCTGGTCAGACTCTGAATACCGACTCAATAAACACGGCTCTGTATTAAATGCTGTATTAATCATGCTGGCGCAACATGCTCTGCTTATAGCAATTTCAAGCGACTTAAATGCATATGGTGTTGTGTGTGAGTTCGACTGGAATGATGGAAATGGTCAGGAAGGATGGCCTCCAATGGATGGTAGTGAAGGAATAAGAATTACCGATATCGATACATCAGGAATATTTGATTCAGATGATATGACTATCAAAGCCGCCTGAGCGCGGCTTTATCGCATACCAATGATGCTTCACCAGAGGCATTTTCGTTATGCAATCAAACAGAAGGAGTTACCCATGATGCACTTTCAGCTCGCGGGTAGCGGCGTCATGTCCGCTTTCTACCCGCACGAATCTGAATTATCACGCCGAGTTAAACAATTAATCAGAGCAGCAAAGAAACAACTGGAGGCCTTATGCGCAATGAAATAGCCATTAATCACCAGATGCTTCGTGCTGCACAAAACAAAGCAGTAATAGCCAGATTTATTGGTGATTCCAAAATGTGGCTTGAAGCAAATAAAGCGATGAAATCAGCTATCAACCTTCCATGGTATCGCAGGAAATGAGTTTTACAGATAACTGGTCAGACGAAGAGTTCATTCGTCAGATGAACAAAATGCTCAATCAGCACAAAGAACAGGAGAAAGATGATGATTCTGACTCTGAATGATAAGCGTGAAATATCGCAAATAATCGCAAGTTTTACTGATGAAGATTACGAACGAATCAACAGTGAAGTTGATCGCCTCTGCAAACGTTGCGACCCAATAAGCGAAATGCTTCGCTCATATAAACCAGATGAACACACTAAGGACGCTATCGACTGGCTGGAAGATGCTGACTGTAACTATCAGGAAAAAGCCGCTGAATGGTTCTGGGATGCAATAACCGAAAGAGTTAAGGCTGAATATGCCTTCGCAATATTCAAACGCAGACACATTTATGGAGAAGCAGCATGAGCAATATCGTTGAATTCGTTAAACAGCAGGAGCAGTTATTCTGCGGAGCATTGACTGAACAGACGGTGACATGGGCTAAGGAAAGCCAGTTTGCAATTCAGTATTTCCAGAAAAACGATTACCTGGCTAAAACAGCACTGGCAAACCCAACCAGCGCACAGAACGCCATCATCAATGTTGCGGCGATCGGCATCACCTTAAACCCGGCCAGCAAACTTGCTTATCTAGTTCCGCGCGACGGCATGGTTTGCCTTGATATCAGCTATATGGGATTACTTCACCTTGCGCAATCGACAGGTTCTATTAAGTGGGGGCAATGCAAACTGGTGTACTCAAACGACACTTATGAATCAAATGGCCTTGATTCAGCACCAACCCACAAATACAACGCATTTGGTGAGCGAGGCTCTATTGTTGGTGGTTATTGCACGGTTAAAACAGCAGATGGTGACTACCTGACTGAAGAAATGAGTCTGGCAGAAATTAAAGCAGTGGAAGCAACGAGCAAGGCAAAGAATGGACCGTGGAAAACATTCTGGGAAGAGATGGCGCGTAAAACAATAGTTAAACGCGCCAGCAAATACTGGCCTAAAGCCCAGCGACTGGATAATGCCATTCACCTGCTTAACGAAGATGAAGGTATGCATCAGGAACCAGTTATGCCGCACAAATCAGAGGAAGATATCCACGAAGATGAACGGAAACGCCAGCAGGAAATAACGGATAAAGCACAACTTCTTTGTGATGAAATGGCCCAGGCTGAAAACATGGATGATTTGAAGCGATATTTTGCAGAAGCATATCGCCTGACATCTGGAATGAAATTGCAGCAGAACGTACAAGCCATTTACATAGAATGCAAAGCGAAACTGGAGGTTGCCAGTGAGCAAACTATATGAAATAGCCAATGAATACGCAAAATTGATGGATTCAGATTTAGAGCCAGAGATGATTGCTGACACAATAGAAGGCATGGAAGGAGAATTTACCGATAAAATAGAGCAACTTCTCGCCATTATTAAAAATGAATCTGGTTATGCTGAACGCCTCAAGGACGAGGCAAAGTCACTGAATGAACGAGCCGCAGTAATTCAAAATAAGATTGACAGCATTATGGCGTATATAGCGTCATCGCTTGAAATGGTTGGCAAGAAAAAGATTCGAGCAGGTATCCACCAGGTAACAATCCGCAAACCGTCAGAAACTGTAGAAATCATCGACTCAAGCGCCCTTCCTCAAGAATACGTTGAGTTTGAAACGACAATTAAAGCCGACAAACTGGCAATCAAACACCAACTAAAAGCAGGAATAAATATCCCCGGCGCTCAACTCAAAGTTGGGAAACCTTCACTTCTTATCAAATAACGGTATCGCCTATGAAAAAGACTCCATGGGAGAAATGGGAAGTCGATTTCTTGCGCGAAGTAGCGGCGACAATGCCAGTTGAAGTTATCGCTGAAAAACTGGAAAGGACTGAAAAAGCAGTAATGGCGAAAGCAACAAGGATTGGCGCTGACATTGTTAGCCGACTTCGTGGAAGACGATGGACAAGAGCCGAAGTATCACTTTTCGGTAAGTTCTCCGCAGAAGAAATAGCAATTGCAACCTGCCGCTCAATTTATTCAGTAAGAGCTATGCGATACAAGCTAAAAAAACTCGATGAAGAAAGAGCAGGCATACGAATAAATTAACATGGAGTAATTAACAATGAAGCTAAACATCGACCTCGGCAAATACGTTATTACTGGAACAAAACGCGACCTGATTCTTAATGAAAGAGGAATTATCAAAGAAGGTGAGAATGCAGGGAAAGAAACACTAAGCCGTATCGGTTATTACAGCAAGTTTGAGCATCTGGTCAAAGAGTTATGCAACCGTGAAATCCTGTTATCTCAGGCGCAGACGCTACAGGATATTCAGCAGCATATCGAAACTTTAGGTATGTCACTTAGCATGGCTATTGACCAGTTCGTGGAGAGTAAACCATGAGAGGACTTGCATACAATCCCGGCATTCTTCCGGCAGAAATGATTATTCGCCAACGCGTAAAGCCAATGCCATCGAGAGAGGAATTGCTTAAAAGAAAGAGTTTCGGTTCTGTTAATGACAACAAATATCTGAATGCTATGTGGCGCAAAGGAGGCAACCAGTGAGTAATTCAGCACGACTACAGCTTGGTTTTTCACCGCTATCAAAAACTATCATGCTGGCAAAAATGCGCGATGTTGAAGGTGGACGTATGCGCGTTGGCAATGATCCAGGTCGTGATGTTACCAATGAGGCTGCTCAATTGGTGTGGCGACTGGTCATGGCTGAAGGTGGTGAGATCGCGCGGGAGCTGGATGATGGTTCTCGCATGGTGTTGAAGGCAGAAAAGCAGGAGGCAACCAGTGAGCCAGATTGATTATCAGGCACTGCGTGCTAAGGCAGAAAAAAGCAACGTGTGGCGAGTGGTCGCTCGAATATGGAGAGGGCCGATTTGATGGTGATGATGCGCTAATTCATCGCGAGGCTGCTGGATATATTCCTATTTGCAGAATTGAAGGAGCGCATCCAGAAAGCGGTTTCGATGAAGATTTCCAAATGGAACAGCAGGCCAATGCTGAATTCATCGCCGCAGCCAATCCGGCTACCGTGCTGACACTGCTGGACGAGCTGGAAGCAGCAAAAAAGCGCATTGCAGAACTGGAAGCACGGGAAATATCGCTCCCAGAACGTAGCAGCATGCTTCATCGAACAGATTTTCACGAGGATTACCAAACGGTAATGGCATACAAAGTTTCTGAGGTCATCGCTGCAATCCGCGCCGCTGGCATTCGCATCAAAGGAGAGTGAGATGAACGGACAAATCTCAATTGTTCGACCGGGAGCATGTGACGATCGCGAGATACGAATGATTATTCGTCTGGCGATGGGGAAAACAATAACAGCTCTCATTACTCCAGAAAATCTCGCATTAGCTTTAACCGGAAAGTCAGACCTGCCAGTGGAGCTAAAACTGCGAAATGTTGAGATTAAGGTGAAATAGCCATGACCACTATTACCAAAGAACGTATTGAATTGTTCATTAAAGATCCGCTTGAAAACGGGCTTACTCGTGGCGAACAAATGGAACTGGCACGAATTGCACTGGCATCACTGGAACGCGAACAGATTCGCCACGAGCATGCCAAATGGTCTGACTCCACATTTGGCTGCGTTGGCCCCATTGGTCCGCTGAAACATCTCTCAAAAGAGGCTCTGGAAGCCGCAGCCGAACCTGACGATCTCAGCGAGTGGGCTGATATGCAGTTCCTGTTGTGGGATGCACAGCGCCGTGCTGGTATCAGTGATGCTGAAATTACCGCTGCTATGGAAGATAAATTGAAGATCAACATGAAGCGCCAGTGGCCTGAACCAAAAGATGGTGAGCCTCGCTTGCACATTAAAGAACCCGGCAACTCTCCGGTAACTCCGGATGGTTGGATAAGCTGTAGTGAGCGAATGCCAAGCGAAGAAGATGTTTTGGTTTATTGCTCAGACACAAAAGAGCAGATGGTAGGGTTTCACAAAGGTAAAGGGTTATTTCAATTCTTTTACATGAATGGTGTTGAGGGGGTATGTGAGCCGTCACACTGGATGCCGCTACCAGAGCCTCCACTTTGAAAGCGAAGCTTATACATATCTTTTACATCAGCAATCTATTGTTAATCTCCAATCAATGTTACGTTGTCATCTCACTCATGCTTTGGAGGTAGTGATATGTCTTGTCCAAAATGCGGTTCTGGAAATATTGCAAAAGAAAAAACAATGCGTGGATGGTCTGGTGATTATGTGTGCTGCGATTGCGGATACAACGACTCTAAAGACGCATTTGGAGAGCGTGGTAAAAACGAGTTTGTTAAAATTAATAAAGAACGCGAAGGCAACGAAAAAAGCTAATTTATTTATTCATATATTAAAACAATGTAACCAATATTCGAATTGAAGAACTGAAAGAACACCAAGCCGCCTGATGGCGGTTTTTTATTGCCTGATTTGCAGGTTCGATTCCCTATTCGGAGATAGCACTCATGCAACACGAACTACAACCTGATTCACTGGTTGATTTGAAATTCATCATGGCTGATACTGGCTTTGGTAAAACCTTCATCTACGACCGGATTAAGTCCGGCGACCTGCCTAAAGCCAAAGTTATCCACGGTCGAGCAAGATGGTTATATCGTGACCATTGTGAATTCAAAAATAAGCTCTTAAGCCGCGCCAATGGGTAA